ATACTAGACGATGAACCAGATGCTGTGGATTATGCAATGCTCACTGTTTTATTACTTGCTGAACTGAAAAAACTCAAAGCTAGAGTAGATACATTAGAAGCAGGATAATGAAATCCCGAAATAAAATTATTCGGTGGCGCAATAAATTTCCTCTGATGCGTCCAATAGATATGGCTAATAAATTAAATGTAAGTAAACAATATGTACATAAGATTTTAAAGAAGTATGATTTACCTACATCTGCTCCTCGTCCCCGAAAAGTAACCTATTGTTTAGTATGTAGAGAACTACTTCCAGTAATTAAAAGATTTTGTTCTAATAAATGTAGATACGAATATTATAATATTATTGTAACATGTTCATTTTGTAAATTCAAATTTATAAGAAAACGACATTTGATTGTATATAAGTATAAACTAGGTTATACTAACATATATTGTTCACGCAAATGTTTAGTTCATGCACAGAGGGAGGGAACAAATGCAGCAAAAGCTTTGGATTAGCGGTATATTTGCCATTGCCATGTCTAGTATGTTAGCAGGAGCGGTCTTATATGCTCAATTGGTTCCATCTGAAATTGTAGAGATTCCACTTATTACAGAACGGGTTGTAAAGGTAGAGACGAAAACAATTGAACAACCTACAGTACAGATTGTGGAAGTACCCTCACTTCCCCCTCAAACAACTATTGTAGCTTCTAATGGCCCAAATCTAGTATTGCCTGAAAATGGAGAAGTTCCAATTTTTAGATGGGTAGACCCTAAAAACTTAAATGTTATTTATATTGTGCCAGATGGTTATAATGCAATGGTCGTCCCTATGCATATGTCGGTTCCAGAGGAATGGTTTCAGGTACTTCTAAATGCTTATGCGTCCACTCATCCCGAAGGCTTATCGCAAGAGTTTATAGATTGGATGCCAAGAGATTGGTTGAAGGTTATTCTGCCGGGAGAATTGAGATATAGACTTACTGAAGATACAGATACAATACTACCAACTAATATAAATGGGTTGGCCCCATAATGCATATAGACAATGAATTGTTAACACAATGGGAACCTAAAGTTCAAAGCTTTCTTTCTAAAACCTATATTCGTGGGTTAGATCGAGCCGATATAGCTCAAGAATTACGGATTGCAATCATGAAGGCGGCAAAAGGATTTAATGAAGATCGTGGTGTGTTGTTTCACACATATCTACATACGACTATGGTTAATACAATTCGTACCCTCTTATATAAAGCAGATCGACAGTTAAAAACATCTAGTTTAGAAGAACGAACAGAAAATAGTAATCTCTTAGATTACACAGAAATTCTAGATGATTCGGTAGTAACTCCTAGTGATGATATAGACTTTAATCTCTTTTTACATTCTATTGATTTGGATATTACGGAACAGAAATTTATTCGCTTACGTGTTGAAGGCATGACGATGGAAGAAATTACGCAGGACATTGGAGAATCAGCATATAAGATTCGCCAAGATTTACAAGAGAAAGTTAAAAAGTTATTATGAGACGCCAATCGCATGGCTTAACCAGACGCTCAAAGCAATCCTTGACAAACACTTCGGAGGCGTATATCGTATTCATTATTCATGAAGCATCCGATTCCCCCGTTGAAATCGGACGATATGAAAATTTAAAGGAGGCAAAGAAACAAGCAGACCAGAATAGTGATGAACAAACAATAGGATATGTTTATTTAGATGATAATAGAGTAGTCTATGCAACACAGTGAGGTGCCAATGGAAAGCTATGAGTTTATCGAATCAGGTTTAATTTTTAATCTGTTGAATGATCTTACCGTTAGAAAATTTAAGTTTATGCCCAACGATTTTGCAAAACATGGAGATGCCTTTAGTTTTATTACAACCTATTACGATAAGTATAGAATATACCCAGAAATAGAAGTTCTATGTGAGAACTATCCGACTTTAGATATTGCCGCGAAGACATTAAAATTTGAATACGCTTTAGATACATTTAAAAATCAGGTACTGTTCCGAAATATTGTAGGCACTCTGCATTCTAATCGTGATCTCCTAGCTGATAATCCCAAACAAGCATTGGCGCGTATCATGACTGGGTTGAATGATTTGGATATTGTGTGGGATGAAGATATTGTTCAATACAATAAGGATGCAACCTTTCGGTACGATAAATGGAAAGCGAAAAATTATAGACGACAAATGGGTGAACAGATTATTGGAATCCGAACTCCCTTTACATCAGTGAATAAAACTGGGGTAGGGTGGATGAAGGGTGAATTGGCTTCGATCTTCGCTCGTCCTACGATTGGAAAGTCGTGGTTATGTGTAGAGATTGCCGCTTTAGCTGCCTTAGACGGGCATAAAACGCTTCTCATTTCAACAGAGATGCCAGAAGAAGCTATGAGTTTACGAGCGGATGTTGTTATGGCTCATCAAATGGGCTATGAATTCTCTCATCGAGCTTTGCGTACTGGATTGCCAATCAATGAGGATAGTTATAAAACGTTCCTACAAGAATTAAATGGTCGCCCCCTTCTGATATGCGATAAGATTGAAGGCCAGATAGGTATTTCACTAGAAAGCATTGCTAGTCTAGTACGGAAGTACAGTCCGGAGTTGGTAGTCATTGACGGAGTTTATCTGGTGACAGGGATGGGTAAAGGAAAAGCTATGTGGGAACAAAACCATTCACTGTTCTATGGACTGAAGGGGCTGGCAACTACTACTAATACTCCTATTGTAGTATCTACTCAAGCTACCCGTGATGCCGCTGATTTATATGCTCCACCACGTCCTGATCAAGTGGCGTTCGGTGATGCAATGATTCGGGCATCCGATATTGCCCTTTCGTTATTCAAAGATGAGGGTAGTGAGCAACGTCGATTAATTCAGTTTCAAAAATATCGTGAGGGAGAATTACCCTCTGAGGTCATTGCCTTGACATGGGATGTTGATATCGGTAAAATTGAAGAAACAGAAGAGATGTTTTAAGAAAGGGGTATTATGAATGCTTTAAAGTTTTTAGGCTTAGAAGAAAAGGTTGTAGTTAAGGAAGTACAGAAACGGGGGTCTAAGCTGCCCCCGATTCAGTTAACTGTTAAAGATATACGAGAAGGTAGAGTACAGGATGTTTATACCGGACAAATACATGAGGTGGTATTATTTCTACGCAAAGCCAAGTAAATTGGTCTAACGTATTATTAGATCACAACATAGATGTTCCGTTAGATAGAGATGAGTTTCAGATTCTCTGCCCATTTCATGATGATGCTCGTGTATCCTGTTCGATAAATGTTCTTAAAGGAGTATGGATTTGTTTTGTGGGCTGTGGTCAGGGATCACTAATATATTTTCTACAAAAGTTGTTACATCGATCACGGGAGGATATAGATCAATTACTGTTGAACTATGCTGTAGACTATTCACTGTCATTTTTGGATGAGTATAAAGATGGGGTGGAAGAATCAGAGATGGCAGAACTCGATATTCAATATGACACTACCAGAATTCCTACATGGATTTTTGATCGTGAATTTACAGCGGATATATTACAGGAATGGCGGTGCGGTACGGATGAGAGTGGTAATCTGGTTATTCCAATCCACGATAAAAATGAACGCTTAGTAGGTACAATTACTAGACGTTTAGAACAACTGCCAAAATATCTATACTCTAAAGGATTACGTAAATCTAGAGTACTTTTCGGAGGCTATCGAATTCAACCCTGTGATTTTGTATGCATTACGGAAGGTAGTTTAGATACAATCTGGTTAACACAAAATGGTTTTCCAGCCATAGCCCTTCTGGGCGCAACGCTTTCTCAGTATCAAGCCGATTTATTGTTACAATTGCCGACACCGGAATTAGTCTTATGTTTAGATAATGATGAAGCGGGTAAAATTGGTACATCAAAAGCCTTGACAGCCCTTTCTAGTAGGTGTAAAATTAGTAGAGTCGAGTTAAAAGGAGGATATAAAGATGTTCAAGACGTAAGAGATAAAGTTGTGTTAACGAACATAATCAATGAACGTACATTTTGGTAATTAAAGTATAACAGTATAACAGTAGGAGGTTATCATGAGTGGTATAGCACGAATTCAGAACACTAGAGAGACACGCAGGCCCGGTTCAACAGAGTATCCACAACGTCGAGAAGTCTGGTTTAGAGACGGAGATCAAGCTTTCATGACATCGGTAGCAACGGGGGATGAGGGAGATGAGAGGCTAGATGAGTTGTATCTCTTTACCTATAAATCTGGTAATCGATGGATCAATCTACTTTCGGAAGCGGATATTGATACCAGCGCAGTTCCGGACGATACTCGGCCATCACATAAGTTTGCTTTTTGGACATACGTTCATGAAGTATTGCATACGGAAAAGAAGATGGATGAGTGGGAAGAATTTGCTGGGCCGGGGGGAAAGAAGATGTACAAGGAAGATATTAACGACTTCCGTATTGTATCTCTAGGTTTCGGACGGAGTGACTATATTTGGAATCAACTAGTGGATGTCTATAATGACTGGGGAAATCTAAACAAGGGAGTGATA